CATGGTGTCTCCTAATAGCGGTGGCCGCAGTTGACGAAGGTGCGCGGGCGCATGCCGCCCTGGCCGCGCGACCCTGGCCCGGCTGGCGTGTCGCCGCATGCGTGGGGTGTTTTCCAGGGCTCGGCGTCGACAGCTTGCGGTGCGGGTTCAAGCGCGGCCTGTACCGGCGCAGGTTTGGGCGCGGGCGGCTTTTTGGGCTGCGCCTTGCGCTCGATCTGCAATTGCTGCAGCTTGACCACAGATTGCTTGCCGCCCATCGACAGGCCCTTGCGCGATTCGGACACGGGCCGGATCTGCTCGGTGGTGGCGCGGTAAATGCCGGTGCCGCCGCGGCGCTTTCTGACCACCACATCGCCATCGGCGCGCAGCTTGCGCAAGGCCGATTCCACCGTGCGCGCAGGGCGTTGGTCGAATGCGGCGACGATCTCGATCAGGGTGCCGTCAGGATGCGTCTTGAGCCAGGCGTGAAGGTCGCGCCGCAGTTCCCACCCGCGCTGGATGAAGTCCGGCTTGTCCATCAGCGAAACCCTCCGGGTGCCGACAGCCAGTCGTGCCGGTTCACCAGGTCGAAGTCGTCGCCGTATCTGGGCGCGGACCGTGCAATGGTGCGGCGGATGTCGGTTTCGTGCGACGGCACAAAGCCGGTGAACAGCGGATGGCCGAACGGGATCGGGCAATGCGGCGCGGGTTTTTTGATGACGACGATGTTCACAGATACCTCCCGGACAATTCGTAGATGACAAACAAGGCCAGCCCGATGCAGCCCACCCAGCCGACGATGCGATCGCCCACGTGGGCGGCTTCGTTCAGCGGGCGCTGCTGGGCGCGGTCGAGGGTGAGGCGGGTGCGCATGCCGTTCATGTGGCACTCCCGATCAGATTGTTCACCACGCTGTTAAGGGTTTCGCCACGGGCAACCGCATCCTGGAAGGATGATCCGCATACCTTCATCTTCCTGGCCTGCGTCTCATCCACCGCGCGCTGCAGCGCAATGCTGGACAAAAACGTGAACAGTTCGGCCCCCGTCTCCATCCCCTCGGCTTCCAGCACCTTGGCGATTTCCCACAGCGTTTTATTGAGCTCGTACCAGTCGCCGCCGTAGCTGGTGGCGGTCCACATCTTGACCAGCCTTTTCTCTGTCAAAGTCATCTGCATGGTTTCCTCCTATCGTTCGCCGGCCGCGCGGGCGGGCTTGGCGGTGGGTTGCGGCTGGCTGCGCCGCGCGCTGCCTTCCAGGGCGATGCGCACCGATTCCAGCGCAATCGCCCGCTCGAACGGGATGCCCATGCGGGCGAGGGCGGTTTTGGCGTAGGCGGTGCGTAGTGCGTCCATGGGTGGCTCCGGTGGTGCCGTTTTGTGCGGCATGGAGTTAATATAGACAAGTCTATTATCTATGTCAATAGACAAATCTATATTTTGGAGCAAAATAAAGACGCGCCCAATGTGGGAGCGTCAAAAAGGAGCTACGAATGGAAATCGTTGTCGCTTATGCGGGTGAGCAGGCATTGCCTGCCAGGGTGTGGCGGGCCGTGTTGCTGGAGTACCGCCGCAACGGCAGAAGGATGATTACGCCGGGTAAATTGCGTTGGCTCAGGCGCTTGGCGCGTCGTGGCCGATGATGGTCAGAATGGTGATGGTGGATCCGGCTTCGAGCTTGGGCTTTTTCTTCTGTGAAAGGAAAGACCGCACTGCGGAAACCTTCTCCGCATACGCCAGCGTCCGGTAGGCAACGATCCGGTAGGTGATGCCTCTTTCCTCGTCCTTGATTGTTGATACCACGTCAGGCGACTTCATGATGTGCCTCACTGATCGAAGTCGAGTTCGAGCTGAACCGCCAGCCGCAGTACCCTAGCCGTGCGATCCATTGGGCTTGGGCATGTGGCTGACGAGTTCAGCAAGCGAATCAATCTCCCGTACCCCCGCGTCAACGGCGTATGGAGGCAGCGATTCCATTACCTTCATGACATGCGCGATCCGCGGGTCTAGTTGTTTGTGGTCTGTCGGGCACATTTCGCCTATCTCGTCGTCGAGCCAATCGACGCTTATTCCAAGGGCTCGTGCGAACTTGACCGTGAATTCTGATGTTTTTGCATTGTTGTCAGGATTCTCAAGGTACGCCAGGGATGGTTGTTTCATGCCGACGAGGCCAGCCAACTCGGTCTGGTTTAGTCCCGCCTTCTCCCTCGCTAATTTAAGACGCTCCCCATATCTCATGGGGCCTAATTTATAAGTGGGTTTATATTGGGTCAAATAGATAGTTCTATTGACACGCGTGATAGAGCTGTCTATATTGGCATTCATGAGCAAAGAATCTCTCCAAAAGGCTGTTGAACTGGCAGGCGGTCAGACCGCACTGGCCGATGGTATTCGGGCCCGCATTCCGGGTTCAAAGATCGGCCAGGTGCATGTGTGGGGCTGGCTGAATTCGGTGAAGATCGAGGTGCCGCCACCCGAGGTGGTGCTGCCCATGGCCGACTTCCTGGAATACCGGATGACGCCGCATGACCTGCGCCCGGACCTTTATCCAAACCCGTGCGACGCGCTGCCTGATGGCGTCGTGCCCGGCTGTCATCATCAAGCCGCAGCATGAAACAAACATCCAACACGCGCCGGCAGGCCGCGTCCTCCCAAGCCTGCTGTTCTGAATTTCACCCCGGCGCTGTCTGGCCGGGGCTTTTTTTCGCATGTGTCCATGAAGTGCAGTCTATTTTTTTGCCCGGATGCAGTCACCCCTAGTCACCCCTAATGATTAGGGGATGAGGAGAAACCATGCAGGAAAAGCTGTTTTACGAAGACGAGTATGAGGCACTGAACCTGATGGTCAGCCACAGCTCGAAGACGCCCCAGCAACTGGCCGGCTTTCTGTTCCCCCACATGAAGGCGGCATCTGCATATTCACGGCTGAAGTCATGCCTGAACCCGGAAGGGGACCAGCGCCTGACGTTCGGGCAAATCATCGCGGCGATGAAGTTCTGCGAATGCTACGACCCGCTGATGTTCGCATGCGATGAAACCATGCACGCCAGACCAGACCGCAAGGCCCCACAGGATGAGGAAGTCAAGATCGTCGAGGCAATGAACAACGCCGCCGAAGTGATGACCCGAGCCATGCGCCAGCTCGAGAATCTGCGCAACCGTAACATCACCCATCTGCGCGCCTGATGATCACCATTCAGGTCGACACCAAGGAAGCCACCCGCTGGCTCAACGACGTGCAGCGCAAGCAGGTGCAGCATATGACCAGCCGCATGGAATCCCTCGCCAGAACGGTGCAGTGGACCACCTTCAGCAGCGAGAAGCGCCGCGCATGATCAATATCAGCCTGGAAGGCATTGACGACGTGCAAGCCATGCTTGGCCGCTTGCAAACCAAGAACATTCCCTATGCGGTGCAGAACGCGCTGAACAACCTGGCTTTCCAGACGATGCGCGAGGGACGTGCTCACATTCAGGCGAATATCGACAACCCGACCAAGTGGCCGGTCAATGCCTGGTATGTGATCCGCAAGGCCACGGTTAAAAACTACAGCACGGGCCGCGCGAATCTTGAGGCGGTGGTCGGCTGGTCGGACTACACCGGGCAGAAGCGTTATGCGCCAGGGCAGGGTGCGGCGGCGAGTGCTGATCACTATCTAAGCCAACTGTGGAACGGTGGGCCGCGAAAGCTCAAGGCGTTTGAGCGCCAACTGCAGAACCGTGGGCTGATGCCAAAGGGCATGTATGCGGTGCCCGGCAAGGCGGCAGATGAACTTGGCATGATCAACAGCTACGGCAACATGAAGCCCAGCGTGATCATTGCCATCATGTCTGGCGTGGGCGCGTTCGACGAGTTGGGCTACCAGGCCAACGCCACGGTGCGTCAGTCGAAGCGTTTGAGCGCATCGAAAGCTGCAGCCAAGCATATCTATTGGGCTGGCAAGCCGGGCCGCAATACCCCCAACGGCATCTGGCTGCTGGACGAGAAGTTCAGACGCGGCCGTGGACGCCTGCGCCCCGTGATCGTGTTCGTGCGTCAGCCCGTCTATCAGAAGCAGCTCGACCTGGCCAAGATCGCCACCACCGTGCAGAACCGGGACGCCCGCCGCGAGTTCGAGAAGGCCATCGAGTACGAACTTAGGAATGCGAAGTGAGCGGATTTTTGACAGCCCCACATAGCATCGAATCCGAACAGGCTCTGCTTGGCGGCCTTTTTATAGACATCAAGGCCTACGACAAGATCACCGGCATCGTCACTGAGCAGGACTTTTACACGCTCGATCACCGCAAGATTTTCCGCGCCATTTCTCGATTGATCGAGACTTCGCAGCCGGTCGACGTGGTGACGGTTGCCGAATTCCTGCAGGGGCACCAACAGCTTGATGGGATAGGCGGCCTGCCATACCTGGCGCAGCTTTCAGGAAACACGCCGGGCGGCGGGGCCAATATCCAAAAATACGCGGAAATTGTGCGCGAGTCTGCGCTCAAGCGTTCGCTCATCACGGCCAGCAACGACATTGCCGAGAAGGTGCATTCGCCGTCTGGATTATCGGGCCGCGAGCTGCTGGATTTTGCGCAGGCCAAGGTGATGAGTATCAGCGAAAAGGCGCTCAAGCACACGGGTGGGCCGCAGCACGTTGGCACTGTGCTCGACGGCGTGCTGCGGCGCATGGATGAACTGGGCAGCCGCAAGCATCACGACGATGTGACCGGCCTGGCCACCGGGTTTGAACAACTGGACAAAATGACCACGGGCATGCAGGCGGGAGAGCTGATCGTGATCGCAGCACGTCCGGCAATGGGCAAGACCGCGCTTGCGCTGAACATCGTCGAGCATGTGGCGCTGGTCAAGGCCAAGAATGTGGCTTTCTTCAGCCTGGAGATGGCGAACGATCAGCTGGGCGTGCGCATGCTGTCCAGTGCCGCCAGGATGAATCAGCAGCGGGTCAAGGTGGGCCGCCTGAACGATGCGGAGTGGGGCAAGGTGCACGACGCCAGCAACAAACTGCGCGAGGCTGGCATCTACCTGGACGAGGAAGGCAGCATTACCGCCAACGAGCTGCGCAGCCGCGCGCGTTCAATACATCGTGAATGCGGCGGGCTCGACCTGGTGGTGGTGGATTATCTGCAGCTGATGGAAACCAGCGGCCACTCGAACAACCGCGCGCAGGAAGTGGCGGAAATATCCCGCGCCCTGAAACTGCTGGCAAAGGAACTGTGCTGCCCGGTGATTGCCCTGTCGCAGCTGAATCGCGGCCTGGAGCAGCGCCCCAACCGCCGCCCCATCATGTCTGATTTGCGCGATAGCGGCGGCATCGAGCAGGACGCCGACTGGATTCTATTCATCTACCGCGACGAGGTCTACAACCCGGACAGCCCGGACAAGGGCATCGCCGAACTGATCATCGGCAAGCAGCGCAACGGACCCATCGGCACGGTCGACGTGAACTGGCGCGGCGAGTGGACCCGCTTCGAGGATCGTCACCGCAGCGAGGTGAAACCATCCACGCTGATTCGCCACGAAAAGGCCAGCAGCCGCGCCCGTTCGCCGGGCCCCTCTTTCCGCGCGAATTTTACAAAGGACGGTGTGGATTTTGACTGAGGAAGCCAAGCAAAAGAACCGGGATGTATTCCCGTTTGCGGCTGAAAAGTTGGATGAATTGCGCCTGATCTTCGGCGACACCACGCGCATCGTGTGGGCCGAAGAAAACGGGCAAACAGTAGGCAACAAAGGGCCTGATGGTGTGCGGCCCACG